TTATTTCTCAGTCTCGTAACAATATCAATGCTATGTATACTAGCCAGCAGCCTTCTGGTGGTCAGGCTACTAAGTTTTATTCCTCATGTATTATTAAACTCTTTTCTTCAGAGTCAGACAATCAAGCGATTAAGGGAAAGATCAAGGTAGGAGATAAACTAATTGAAGAAAAAATTGGTAGAACTATTAAGTGGGAACTTCAGTTCTCCAAAACCTCTCCAGGGTTCCAGTCTGGTGAGTACGATTTTTATTTTAGAGGTGACGATATTGGTCTTGATACCATTGGTGATTTGGTTACTACCGCAGAACTAAACGGTATTGTAGAGCGTACAGGTGCATGGTATATCCTTCCTGATGGATCAAAGGTTCAGGGCAAGGAAGCATTTGTTAATCGTGTAAGGGAGGATCTTGATTTGCAGCAGTCAATCAAGGATAAACTAAATGGGTAACTTCACAGTATATCCAGGAAAGTTTGTTTGCCATACATGCAAAGCAGAAGTTAAAAGTTTAAGGCTATACCCAGAAACAAAAACAGCAACATGGATGTGCAAAGATAAGCACATAAGTAGCGTCAAGTTTGGTAAGCAGAAATGGAAGGGCAATGACAGAGAAGAGTGAGTCTAAGAGAATAGGTGCTAAGCAGCATAAAAACTCTGGACGTAATACACAAAAGGGGGATGCCTCCTGGAAAAACTTTGTCGTAGATTTTAAAGAGGTTGGAAAATCTTTTACACTGAATAAAGAGGTTTGGGCTAAGGCTACTACAGATGCTATGAAGAATGGCAAGGACCCAGCCATAGTAGTCGTAATGGGCGAGGGTAACTCTAAGGTCAGGCTTGCTATAATTGAGATGAGTATATTAGAAGATCTAGTGGAGGAATAATGGAACAGCAACAGACAACAATAGAAATGGTTAATGGTTTGGCAGAGATAGCAGACTATATGCAAGATGAAGAGTTAACTACTGCCCTAACCTTTATTGCTAAGATTATTATAAAGCCAGACATTCCTTTGAATGTGGCAACTGTAGAAATCGTCAGACTTCAGGCTATTGCAGCCAAGATGGCATTTAAAGCAACATGGATGGCTAATGTGGACAAGTCAGATCGTGGAAAGAAAAACCTTTATTATACTGCAGCAGAATCTATTAACAATCTTGTGTCAGCGCTAAAGTACATAACCCGATAATCTGCTATACTTATACTAACGGAAACGAGAAAACTATGACGAAAAATTTATTGCATACGGTAATGATAAAGCCAGAAGAAAAGCCAATCCATCCTATGGATATAGCAGGACTTGAGGCAAAGATCAAAGAAGGATATACGATTAATCGTGTAGACAAGCACACAACAAAGAAAACTTTTGCACCATCAACCATTGCCTATGGACATGGGGAGTGTGCTAGATACTGGTACCTTGCATTTGAAGGACAGACATTTGAAGACAATGCTGATGCATACGCTGCAGCAAACATGACTGCAGGAACACTTTCACACGCACGAATTCAAAATGCTATGATGAATGCAGGGATAGTTAAGGTTTATCGTGATGACGATAATGAGCCTACAACAGAGTTTAAGATTAGACATGATGATCCTCCTATCTTTGGATACGGCGATGTTATGTTTGATTGGCAGGGAGAAGAACTCATTGGTGAAATTAAGACAATGATGAATGAGGGATTTGAATACAGAAAAGCATCGGGCAAGGCAAAGACTGGCCACCTAATGCAATTACTTATATACATGAAGATTCTAAAGAGACCAAAGGGAGTTATGATTTATGAAAATAAAAACAATCACGAACTTCTTTTGATCCCCGTAGATGTAAACGATCATTACCGTCGGTGGGTAGACCAGGCATTTGATTGGATGAGATCAGTTCGAAAGGCATGGGAAGATAAAACCCTGCCAACCAAAAACTATAGATCTAATTCCAAGATATGCAAGTCATGCCCAATTAAAAAAGCATGTGAGTCTGCAGGGACAGGCGTATTAAAAATAGCGCCCCTGGAGATTCTGAGTGAACAATTGTAGATGTTGTGATAATCAATTTGAACCGACAGTATCTTATCAGATATACTGTTCTCCATCATGTAGAGATATAGCAACAAAAGAAAAAATTGCTGCTAGATATCTGCAATCAAAAAGACAAAAAAGAAAGGGTAAGGTAAGGCTTTGTAAGTCTTGCTCTACCCCTCTTTCTATATATAATGATGAAGCAGTTTGTTCAGCCTGTAGTGTTAATCCTGATGCAGTTAGCAAAGCAATAAAAGAAATAAAGGGTAGGGTAAATGGTAAAAAATAAATGGGGTCTAGAACTTGCACCCAAAAGTCTATGTGCTATAGACGCTAGTACCAACAGTCTTGCCTTTGCCATTTTCGATACCCAACAAGAATCGTTGGGAATTATTGGTAAGATTTATTTTGAGGGAAACAATACATATGAAAAGGTTATGGATGCTGGTAAAAAAGTAAAGGCATTCTTTGATTACTATGGTGGGTTTGAAGCAATAGTAATCGAACATACAGTGTTTATGAATAGTCCTAAAACTGCTGCTGATCTTGCACTAGTTCAAGGAGCAATTTTAGGTGCAGCAGGTCAGTCAGGAACTAAGGTGATTGGTAAAGTTTCTCCCATCACTTGGCAAAACTATATTGGCAACAAAAAGATTTCCAAAGATGAGCAATTGTTTATCCGTGCTCAAAATCCAGGAAAGTCTGTATCTTGGTACAAAGCATACGAAAGAATGCTTCGTAAAGAAAGAACTATAAAGTTTATTAATATTAACTATGATAAAAATATTGACGATAACGATGTGGCAGATGCCTGCGGTATTGGACATTGGGCTGTGTATAACTGGGGCAAGGCTATAGGGGTTGACAAATAACATCATGGCTGCTAAACTATATACAAGCGAGGCTTTTATGCGTAAGAGATATCTTATGGATAGGAAGACCCCAGAAGAGATTGCAAAGGAGTGCGGAGTGAGTCTAGAAACTATCTACGTATACCTTGCTAAATTTGGATTAAGGAAATCAAAACGATGAATAAATTTGAAAAGGCATTGGTAGCAATTGCTGTTGCAGGTAGTGTTGGGTTTGCTTTTGCGCTTGCTGCGCTAAAAGGTATTCCAGAAACATTTGATTGGGAGTCTGACGAAGAGGAATCTTATGAGTGATAAACTAAATATAACCGTTGACCAGGTAAACAATCCATTGCACTACACATCAGATCCATCTGGCATTGAGTGTATTCAGATAACTCGTCATCGCAACTTCAATATTGGAAATGCGTTCAAGTATCTTTGGAGAGCAGGACTTAAGGACGAAGCAAAGACTATACAGGATTTAGAAAAGGCAATCTTCTATATTAAAGATGAGATCAACAGACTAGAGGGAAAGTATGTCAACTGAAGAAGATCTAGTAAAACATTTAGACCAGGTAAATCTTGTTGTAGAAGAATATTTAAAAGGTAATGACCCAACCGTAATATCTAAGCAACTGTCTATACCAAGACAAAAGGTTGTGACACTTATTAACGAGTGGAAGGTTATGGCATCTGCTAATGATGCTATTCGTGCTCGTGCCAAGGAAGCACTTGCTGCTGCAGACACTCACTACAGCAAATTGGTATCCCGTACCTATGAAGTTATTGACGAAGCGTCTATGACTAATAATCTTAGTGCAAAGACTGCTGCCATTAAACTTGTCATGGATATTGAGTCTAAAAGAATTGACATGCTACAGAAGGCTGGTCTTCTTGAAAACAAAGAATTAGCAGAAGAGATGATTGAGATTGAGCGTAGACAAGAAGTCCTTGTTTCAATCCTAAAAGATATTGCTTCTGAATACCCACAAATTCGTGATGAAATTATGCGTAGACTATCTTCATTTGCAAAAGACAACGAGGTGATTACAGTTGTCCACGATGTTCAATGAGTTCCTTGAAGTACTCAAGGATAATCATTTTGAAGAGATGCCAGTAGATGCTAAAACATATGTTGAGGGTGAAGCCTTTTTAGGTCAGCCTGGACTGTCTGACATTCAATATGACATTGTAGAAGCCATGAGCCAGATATATCGCAAAGAAGATCTAATGGATATCATGGGAGAAGAAGAAGGTGCAAGATATTATGAAAAATATACAAAGAATGAAATCATACTGCAACTCGGCAAGGGATCTGGAAAAGACTTTACATCAACAGTAGCATGCTCATATATTGTATATAAACTGCTATGCCTTAAGGACCCAGCAAGATATTTTGGAAAGCCATCTGGAGATGCTATTGACCTTATCAATGTTGCTATTAATGCTCAGCAAGCAAAGAATGTTTTCTTTAAAGGTTTTAAGACAAAGATTGAAAAGTCTCCTTGGTTTGCAGGAAAGTTTTATGCAAAGGCTGACTCTATTGAATTTAACAAAAGCATAACTGTTTACTCTGGCCACTCAGAAAGAGAATCGCATGAGGGTTTAAATCTTTTGCTTGCTGTTCTTGATGAGATTTCTGGTTTTGCATCTGAGGTTGGAACAGGTAATGAACAAGGAAAGACTGCTGATAATATATACAAGGCTTTCCGTGGATCAGTAGACTCTCGTTTCCCTGACCTTGGTAAAGTTGTTTTGCTTTCATTCCCTAGATACCCTGGAGACTTTATTTCAGAAAAGTATGACGATGTGATTTTAGATAAGGAAGTTGTAGAAAGAAGTCACACCTTTATAATGAATCCTGACTTGCCAGAAGATTCTGCAGGAAATACTATGGACATTACTTGGGATGAAGATCATATTCTTTCTTACAAGTATCCAGGAGTATTTGCACTAAAGAGACCTACATGGGAAGTTAATCCTACCCGTCAGATTGATGACTTTAAGATTGCATTCTACACAGACCTTGGTGATGCTATGATGCGTTTTGCATGTGTTCCAACATTTGCTTCAGATGCATTCTTTAAGCAGCACGAAAAGGTTAGATCATGTATGACACTAAGAAATCCTATAGATAATTTTAGAAGATTTGATGAAGCGTTTAAGCCAGATCCAAACAAGGTTTATTATGTTCATGCTGACCTTGCACAAAAGCATGACAAGTGTGCCGTAGCAATTGCTCATGTAGATAAATGGGTAAACATTCAGGTAATTAATAACTATGAACAGGTTGCGCCAATTGTAGTTGTAGATGCAGTTGCTTGGTGGGAACCAAAAATTGAAGGCCCAGTAAATTTATCAGAAGTAAAACAGTGGATTCAGAATTTAAGAAGAATAGGTTTTAATATTGGAATGGTATCTTTTGACCGTTGGCAGTCATTTGACATTCAAAATGAATTAAAGCAGGTAGGAATGAGAACTGATACTGTTTCTGTTGCTAAGAAGCACTATGAGGACATGGCTATGCTTGTGTATGAGGAAAGACTTGCCATGCCAGCAATTGATCTTTTATTTGATGAACTTACTCAATTAAAGATTATGAAAAATGATAGAGTTGACCACCCCAGAAAAAAGTCAAAGGACTTGGCTGACGCTGTGTGTGGAGCAATCTTTGGGGCTATATCTCATACCCCTAAAGACAATAATGCAGAGGTTGAAATCCATACATTTAGGGACAGATCTAAGGATAATCATGACCCATTTGACAAGGATTCCAACAACGTGATACAATATAAGTCTATGCCAGAAGATGTAAAAGATTATCTGGATAGGCTAAATCTATTATAAAGAAAAGGAATAAATTAAATGAACTCATTTAAGAAAATCGCACTAGCCGTGGTTGCAGCCATGACTTTGGGCACAATCGTAGCAACACCTGCAAGTGCTGCTGTAATGACAGTTGCTGTAGATCTTGCTGGAACGGCTAATACAACCGCTTCATCAATCTCAACGCCTGCATCATTGCCAGTCCCTGCAGACAATTCAGTTGATGCTGCTGACGCACTAAAGTTCGTCGCAACAGTTGACACAGGAACAGTCGTTTCTGTAGTAGCAACAAACGCAACAATCGTGTCTGCACTACACACATCTGCTGCACCAGTAGGAGCAACTTCAGGTTCTTCAACCTTGACAATTGCAACTGGTACAGGAACAACTGCAACATTCTGGGTATACACAAAGACCACAGCAATTGGAACAGTAACAGTTACCAATCAGGGAACTACATTTACATACTATGTTCAGGGACAGGCTGGTAAGATTAATAACCTTACAGTTTCAGCACCTGCAACTGGTGCTGCTGGAACAAAGCAGGATATTACAGTAACTGCAACAGATGCATTTGGCAACAAGGTATCTGGTAAGTCAATTACTGCAACAGTATTTGCTGCAACAGCAGTTCTAGACACAGCAACAGCAACAACTGGTGCTACACTTTCAGACTTTGGAACAGCAACCTTTAAGGCTACTCTTCCAACAACTGGAACACGCTCACTTATTACATTTGCCCCAACAACATCTTCTGATGCAGTTGCAGGCGCAGTAGTAGGTTTGACCGCTCCAACACTTGCACCATTTGCAGAGATTGCAGTTCGTGACCTAGTGTCAGAACTTGCAGCACAAACTGCTGCTAAGGATGCAGCACTTGCTGCTAAGGCTGTAGCAGATGCTGCACTAGTTAGAGCAACTGCAGAGCATGTCGCTCTCATTGCTGCTGAAAAGGCTGCTTCTGCAAAGGCACTTGCTGATGCAAAGACTGCCTCAGATAAGGCACTTGCAGATGCAAAGGCTGCTTCAGACAAGGTAATTCTTGACAAGGATGCACAGATTGCAAAGTTGACTGCAGATAATGCAGCAGCACTTGCTAAGATCAAGGCATCATTCAATGCACTCGCTAAGAAGTGGAATGCAAAGAATCCAAAGGCTAAGGTTACTTTGCTTAAGTAATTAGTCCAACGACTGGGGGAGTGGGGAAACCTGCTCCCCTTTTTGTTTTGACATGATATAATTTAATTATGTTTGATATTATAAAAGAAGCAAAAGAAAATAAGCATGCAGTAGTGTTTGAAAAATATCAGTTGCCTACTCTGAACTGGCAAGACATGATGAACCACATATATAGAGAGTCTGTCAGACCTAACAAAAACTTAAAAGAAAAAGTAGAAAAGACAAACAACAGGGACTGGTGTGATTCTTTAGGAAATGTACAGATACAGGAAAAGTTGTGGCTTTCTCCACAACAGAGTAATCTGTTTGAAGAGTTTCCAGAAATATCAGAACTGCTTTATAAATTAAACAATGGAGTAGACAATAGACAATGTGCGTATTACAATGAAAAAAACCATGACTGTGACTCCGATTGGCACCCGCAGGGAATAAGAATGTCTTTGTCTAATAGACTGGTTAGCGATCATCATGATCCACATGACATATTTTATTGGCAAATTGTTGGAACATCTTTTTGGAAGATAGATAATGACATAACTTATACATTAGAGCCAGGAGACATGCTTTATCTACCTTTGGAAAACTCACACGAAGTTTGGTGTGATGGACCAAGAGCAGGTCTATTAATAGATAATCTCAATTAAATGATATAATAACCCTATCAGACATCTTGTCTGCAAGGGGGAAAGGTAATTAAACGACTACTAAGAATAGTAACAGCCACAGTTTTAGCCTTTGGCTGGCTGCTTATAGCCCCTCAAGAAGCCCACTCTGATGATCCACTCACAGTTGCAGCACAAGAAATACAGGAACTTAATGATAGCGTAGACGACCTTGGCTACCAAGATGACTTTATAGATCTTATAGAAATAGCAGAAAATAAGTTTGCCTCAGCCACAAATGCGAAGGAACTTAAAGATGATGCCTATGATGCTCATGAAGATGCAGTAGAGGCAGAAGCCACAGCATTAGAAGCAAAGAACCTTGCTCAGTCAAATGTGGATGGACAGACAGTAACAGTAGCCCTTGCTCTTGAGAATAGGGACAATGCCTTTCAAGACAAGAATGATGCCCAGGATGCACTTAATATAGCCAACCTTAATCTTCAAACCACACAGTCTAATATGCAGGCTGCTGGAGGAGAAGGGTTAGCATACACTGTTTATACTCTTGTTAGACAGGGTAATGTCGCTACCCCAGGATCTGTGATTTGTTCTGGTACTTGGAACTCAAGCCACATGCAACTACCAGTTTGTGGTAACAGATACGAAAACTTTATAGTTAAGTTCACTGGTCAAATAACAGTACCGTCTTGGTTTACACAAACCTACTTTGCAGGATATACGGATGATGGTTTTAGAATGTATGTTGACGGTCAACTTGCTGTTGATAACTGGGTAGAGCAAGGGACAACTTGGAGCGATTACTCTCCCGTATATGATGTTAGTGAAGACAAAACTTTAGATGTAGAAATATGGTGGTACAACGGTGGAGGACCAGGTTCCTATCATCTTGGCTGGGCTATACCTGGTGGATGGACTGGAGCAGGTTGTGACTATGCTGGAGATCCAAGAGTATGGGGACAAAACTTTAGTTGTAATCTTAATACATTTTCCTCTGGATCAGGACCAACTCAAGCACAGATAAATGCTTACAATGATGCTGTTGCAGGACAGGCTATAGCACAAACAAACTATAATAATAAGTTGGCAGTATACAATGACAAACTAAGCGTATACAACTCTGAAAATTCAACACTGTCATCAATGAATCAGGTTTTGCAAACCAAAACACAGGAACATCTTGATGCCGTTGCAGATACAGAAGATGCTTTAGAGTTAAAGAATAGCAAAATACAAATATATAATCAATCAATAACTGATTTAAATAATGCTATTGATGATGCATGGCGTTACTATGATGAGCAACTACAAAGAGAAATTCAGTCTGCCATTGCTCAAGCAGCAGCCAACGCTGCAGCCAATCAGCCTACTCCAGAACCCACACCAGAACCTTCTCCAGAACCAACTGAAGAGCCAACTGAAGAACCCACACCAGAGCCATCCCCAGACCCAACAGATGAACCAACTGAAGAACCTACACCAGAGCCTTCTCCAGAGCCTACAGTAGACCCTACAGATGAGCCTACACCTGAACCTACCCCAGAAGTTACCCCAGATCCAGAACCAACTGAGGAGCCAGTTGTAGAGCCTACTGAAGAACCTACCCCAGAACCTTCACCAGAACCTGGACCAGATCCAGAGCCAGAAGATAATCCTTGGACTGAACCAGATGCAGAAATCAAAGATGAAGTATTAGCAGCCCTCATTCCTGAAAAGGGAACTGGTACATCAGAAGATTTATCTGGAGTTATTGCTAACCTTACAAGCAAGGATAATAAGTTAGTTACTCTTTCCCCTGAACAAATTACAGCAGTTAGCCAAACACTAAGAGCCTTGACTCAAGAAGCAAAGGCTGAAGTTGCACAAGACCTTGGTATTAAGGCATCAGAAGTTGCACAGATTGCTGAGCAAATGAAGTCTAACCCAGAACTTGCAGAAGCGTTTGTTGAGTTCTCAGATAGAGCAGGGGATGCAGGAGAAACTCCAATGCCATTTACATTAGCAGATGCAGTAACAGAAGTGCAAACAGAAGCATTCTTAGCAGACCCACTTGGAGCAGTATTTGCAGTGGATGTTACAGAACTCCTATCCAATTTCTCTGAGTTGGGTATGGACATGACAGACGATCAGAGAGAAAAAGCCCAGGAAGTCATTATCCCAGTAATCATTGTTTCACAGATTGCAAATGTAATGATTGGGATGAGGAGGTAATATGAAAATAATCAAAAAGGTTGTGAAGGGATTCTTCACATGGCTAAAAGATGCAGGGGTGGAAGTAATTGCACAGGCCTTTACTCTCCTTGGCTTCTTCATCGCATGGCTAACTTTGACGGGATCAGCAAGAGATATTGTTGGTATTGCAGTACTTGCAACCACAGTAGTCTGGCTAATCACAATCCCACTAAGAAAGGAGGACTAAAATGGCAACTAAAAAGGTAGTAGAGGCTCCCAAGAAGGAGCACCCACAAAAGGCCCTAACAAATATCTTGATGCGTATAGTAGCAGTGTTTGCTGCTTCTGGTCTATCAGTACTTGGTGCTGGAGCAGTAGTTGGAATTGACACAGTTCAGGCAGTATTTTTAGCAGGACTATTAGGCGTAGCGACAGTCATTGAAAGACTGGCAAGGGCTTTTTTGGACGATGGAAAACTCACATTGGCAGAGATCAATGATGCGTTTAAGACGGTAGACAAAAAGGCTAATTAGTCATTGTTGACGGTAGTTGACAGCCCTCTCTGGGCAGTGGTATACTTGAGTATACCTATCTGGAGAGGGCTTTTGCCATGACTTGTATTGCTGTAGTAAAACATGAAGATAAAATCTATATGGCTGGAGACCGTGGTGCTTCAGATGATGGTACTATTCTAGCACTTGATGCACCAAAAGTTTGGAAGATAGGTCCATATCTTATTGGATATGCAGGTGCAATGGACGGAGAAAGAATCCGTTATAACTTTAAGCCATCAGCACCAAACATTAAAGACACAGATAAGTTTATGCAAACTAAATTTATTAAAGAACTTCGTGAATTCTATAATGAGTTTTGGGTTGATACATCAAAAGATGGAGATCTTGGTTTGATTATTGCTGTTCGTGGAGAAATCTATGAGCATAGTTCTGCAGATATGTCTTTATCTAAGTATACACTTCCTTACCTTGCAATGGGATCAGGAGCAGAGTATGCCTATGGGGTTTTATATGCAACAGACAAACAAAAAAATGCAAGGAATAGAGTAATGCAAGCAGTAAATGCTGCAATTAAATTTAACCCATCATGCATGGGGCCAGTTGACATAGTTAGCCTTTAGGAGTATACTTTTAATATGAACGAAGAATTTGACGATATCCTAAAGGGTATTCAAGAAACAGAATCAGACTTTAATGAGTTTGAAATCTGGCTAGACAACGGAATTGAACGGGGATGGATAACAGAACCGTTCTGCAACACTCATGAAGGAGATCCCTTTATGTCAGAAGAAGAGCAAGAAGAGTGGGAAGCAGGTGGCGACCCATGCCAAGTAGTTTTAAAAATCAAACAATAAAAACAAGGAGAAAAATGAAAAAGGTAATACTAGCACTATCATCTGTCGTACTTCTAATTGGTACTACACAAGCAGTTCATGCACAAGATCAAAGAGTTTTGGCAATTATTGATACTGCTATTAACTCTGAAAAACATCCTGCAGTAATTTATGAAGCATGTGTAACTCAACCAACATCAACTGGAAACTCAAAAACTGGTTGCCCAAATGGTAAAACATTTATGGAAGGAAAAGGCTCAGCATCAGCCCCATGGCCAACAAATCTAAACTCTCCAACATATCACGGAGACTACATGGTCAAGGCTGCACTAGTTGCAAACCCAGATGTTAAGATTCTGTTTGTTCGATACTCAGAGGTTAGTTCTGCTGGAAACTCATTAAATACACAAGAGGCACTAGTCAAGGCTATTGAATGGGTTGCAAATAACGCTACAAAGTATAGCGTTGATGCAGTTTCAATTAGTCAGGCTTCAATATCATCTGGTAATTTAGCAAGATGTTCTACTGATAATGTTACTGCTAATGCAATTAGTTCTTTAAATGCAAAGAATATTCCAACATTTGCTGCTACAGGAAATGATGGTTCTTTGAATGTGATTGGATACCCTTCATGTATTCCTGGAGTTACTGCTACAGCAGCATTGGTGTCTGAGTCTGTATTTGAGAAGGCATCAAATAGAGGTCCAGGCGTAGACCTAACTGCTATTGGTAAGACTAGAACCACAAAGTATAATGGCTCTTCAACTGATTTGTTTGGAACCTCTGCTGCAACTGTAAAGTCAGCAGCCACATTCATTGGAAAGAATAGCACAACAAGTTTTGCAGAGTACCTAGGTTCTTTGAGCAAGGCTGTAGTGTTGGGCGTATCTTATCCATTCGGATCCCGATAAAATAAATAGTGTCCTGGGCATGACCAAAAACTGCCTTTTAACAATTCTTAAAATAGTAGTATAATGTATACATGAAATCAATTTATGACATCCCCCTAGCCTCTGCAGAAGGCACCCCAAACCACCTTGAGCAATACAAAGGCAAGGTTACTTTAGTCGTAAACACAACAGTAGGTTGCGGTAACGCTAATCAACTAGAGGTCCTACAGTGGCTTCAAGAAAAGTATAGTAACGAAGATTTTGAAATTATTGCGGTACCTACAAACGATTACTGTGGCCCAGGAGTTACTAAGGGTAAGTGGTCAGAAGGCATTACATGTGGGCTAGACTCAAAGGCTTACGGAGAAGATGTATACGGAACTACTTTTAAATATTCAGAAATGGTTTCTTCAGTTCCACACGAAAAATTAAATGAAACTTTAGATAACGGACTTCCATCAGGAGTAAATGGCCTAGGTCAAGAGACTAAGCCACCTCATGAACTATATGCAGAAATTTCATCACAAATGTCTGAGTTGCGTGTAATGAAAGATTCTCTAGAAGATGGAAACACAGAAGGAAAGTTTATGTCTCCATGGCTAAACATCGGATTTTATGATGGAATCAACATGGGTGGAAACTATGAGAAGTATCTAATTGATAAAGATGGATATGTTATGAAGCATTTTACATGCACAGTTCTAAACTATGATGTTGAAAAAACATTGAAAGAGTTTATGATTTCAGAAGGAATAACTCCATCATTAGGTCAAGATAGATCAATGGAAATATTCAATGAAGAGTATGCTTTTGTTTGTTCTGAAATTGAAAAGGCTATTGCAGGAGCAAAGTCTGCTCTTAACCCAACTCTAGCAAGAGTTTAAAGATTATTTTAACTTTAAAAAACTTGTCATTGAGTATCTTGTTCCAATAGACACTGCTTTAACTCCGTGCCTATATGCCTCATGTGCTGGATGTAAAACAAGACTACATGCTTCTGGTTTAAACTCAATACCACGATGGGGATAGTATATTTCTCCACCTTGGTAGTCATCATTTAAATATAATACTATTCCATATTTATAACTAGGCCCAAGCCCCTGATCATTGTGTGTTTTCATTTCTTGACCTGTGGCTGATCTATATATTGTTCTAAATCCTGTGTATTCATACAGATCTTTTTTAAGTATTTTGCCTATTTCTTTTTTAATATTATTAAAGGTATCACTAACAATCTTATTTTGTTTATCTAAAAATCCTGAGCAGTGTTCAAGAATAAGCATTCTATCTTCCCACTCATCATTTTTATGTCTTTCTGTATAGTTATACTTAGACCATTCTTCTTCTGTAGCGTTAACTGCTAAGTCCACAAGGATTTTTGCCTCATCCTCAGATATAAAATCTTTAATGACAAAAATGTTTGGATCTGGATTTGTTATTATCATATATATAGTATACACCTTTGAAGTATATTGACAGGTCTTTATCAAATATGCTATAATTAACTATAACTCAAAGGAGGCCATCATGGCAGCAAAAGGATCATTAGAAGCAATTATAGAGATTGCAAAGAAGGAAGTGGGCACAATCGAAGGCCCAAAGGATAACGAAACAAAGTACGGTGCATGGATAAAGGTTAACTTCCAACCATGGTGCCAGTCATTCGTTTCTTGGTGTGCATTTACTGCGGGAGTAAAATCATTCCCTAAGTCTGCATCAACAGTAGCAGCAGCAGATTGGTTTAAGAAGGCTGAGCGTTGGTCAGATGCTCGTAATGACGACCCACAAGCAGGAGACTGGATCTATTTTGATTTCCCAGAAGATGGTGTAAATCGTATCTCACATGTAGGTCTTTGCATTAAGAACAACGGCGACGGAACAATCCAAGTTATTGAAGGCAACACTTCAGGAACTGCAAAGGGAGACCAACGCAACGGAGGAATGTGCGTAGAAAAGACTCGTGGCTATGTAAAGAATAACAAGAAGAAGTTGGTTAATGCTGTTGTTGGTTGGGGTCGTCCAGTTTATACTGGTGAAGAAAATGCTCCACTATTAAATAAGTTAGCAGCAAAACCTTCAACTCCAAAAGCAGATCCTGCATCAACACTGCAAAAGTTTAAAGAAAAGGAAGCCAGGGAAGAAGCAGAAGCCAAGGCAAAAGCAAAGGCTTCATCTGATAGCAAAGGAAGAGTTGGCCGATAATGGATTCAACTAAAAGAACTTTACTTAAGACAGTAAGTTGGGAAACCTTTCACCTTGTAGGTGTTGCTGGAATCATTGCAATAGTAACTTATGCTATGACTGGCAAGGTTGAGTATGAGTATGCAACCCTTGGAGCATTAGGATATATTGCTTGGGAAGCACTTGGATACTTCCTTCATGAAAGAGTTTGGGCTAAGTTTGGAAGCAAGGTAAAGTAATGAGAATTAAAATAATCAGAGCAGTAGTAAAGTTGCTTGGCTATGAGTGGGGCGGAGATAAACTCAATGTCCCTATCTGGACCGTGAAAGAAAAGAAAAAGAAGTAATGGCTTTATATGAATATCATTGCAGTAAATGTATAGATAATTTCATAAAAGAAAGGCCAATTGCTTCTGATGATCCAGGATATAAGTGTGAGACTTGCAATTCTGATCTAACTCGTGTATACTCTAATGTAGGAGCAGTTTTCAACGGTAGTGGATTTTATTCCACTGATAATAGAAAGAAATAGGCAGTATACTATGATTACAATGACTAACACAACTGTAAAAGAAAAGCAATGGACTCTATCCCCATTAGATAGATGTGACACTTGTTCGGCAGAAGCCCTAGTTCAAGTAACTGGAATATCTGGAGACTTAATGTTTTGTGGACACCACTATAACAAGATTATGGATAACCCTAAAGGATATAAAAAGATGATGGCTTTTGCAATAACTATTCTTGATGAAAGAGACAAACTTATTGAAAATAAGTCTAAGGGAGAAGATTACTAATGTATGAATACTATGTAAGAAAAGTAGAGAATGTCGTAGATGGAGATACCATTGATGTTCTTATTGATTTAGGGTTTGATATTTTGTTTCAGTCCCGTGTGAGATTGGCTGGTATTGATACCCCTGAGTCTCGTACTAAGGACCTTAAAGAGAAGGCCCTTGGTCTTGAGTCTAAAGAGTATCTAAAAAAGGCTCTAAAGGATGCCAAGTCTGTTGTTATTAAGACTGAGAAGATGGATTCATCTGAAAAGTATGGTCGCATTTTAGGCTGGGTATATATCAATGGAGACACAGTATCTCTTAACGATATGATGATTAACGATGGATATGCCTGGGGATACCTAGGTGATACAAAGGTTAAGGATTTTGATGCTCTTGCAAAGGCTAGAAAGAAGTCTGGCAAGTGAGCCATGTACTTTACTTTACAGCAGAGTGGTGCAATCCGTGTCAAAGAACAAAGCCTATTGCAGAAGATTTAAAGCGTGATGGAATTATAGACTTTGTTTTTATTGATGCTGATTCAGAGTTAGACTTAGTAAAAAAGTTTTCTATAAAATCTGTTCCAACATATATCTTACTTCAAGATGGCAAAGAAATAAAAAGAATGAACGGGGCAAAAACAAAAGATCAGTTTTTAGATTTTGTTTCTGACCAAAGGGATTCAGATGGATGATTTTGACATTGTTGATAATTTAATTCTTAATGGCGGTCTAGAGTTTGCTGGAAGAGATTCAGAAACTGGTGAACCAATGTACAAACCTACAGAAAGACTAAAAGAGATTGACTCAAAACTAAGCGAAGACTTATCAATATATTTTTCAGATGTAACTATGAAATTGTGGGAAAAAGGATTTCTCGATATGGACATAATGGAAAAAGATCCAGTTGTTAAACTTGGACCAAAGGCTTTTGATGCCATGCTCGTAAAATCTTTAGACAAAGATCAAAGAGTTATTATGGAAGAAATAATAAGGGTCCTATACAACAAAAACTGATATACTAGGGGTATAGGGGTGTTTATGAATAACTTATATGGTGCAATCGGAACAACACTAATTGTTTTGCTACTTTTCTATACCTATTTATTAAAGAATAGTATAAAAAATAATCGTCCACCCATCATAAGCCAGTCAATGCTGCAGCACAGATATAGCACCAGAAAAAATAATTCAAGAAGATTAAAGACCAGAACTCAGTCAACAATTCAATACGATAAAACAAATATCAAGGTAATCATTTTTGATAGAAATGCATACTGGATCAAGGATAACATTTTTTATAAAGCACCTCTGGTAAACGATTTGATCAACAAAGAGGCAGCAGAGCAAGTTGACACCATGGGTATGGATAAGGTACAATTAGATAAGATGCTGTTTATCATGGATAAACTTAGAGAAGGGATTAATGATGATAGTAGGGGTTCAGGGGACAAGTAGTTTTAGTAACTACAACATATTCCTTAGATCAATGGCTGTTGCCCTTTCAGAATTAAAAGAAGAAGACACTGAGTTTATTCTATACTCCGCAGGACCTAACAATATTAATATGATGGCCATGGAGTTCTCAAACCTTTCTGAGAGGGGTATGAAGTCAAGAGGCAAGAGCATAAAGTTATTCAAGGTAACTCCTCAGTGGCTTGAAGAAAATATTTCAGATCTTGATCATTTTGCTTTTTTGTCTAACCCAAAAGAGCATGTGTCAAAGATAGTTTATGCATCAAAATTAAATAACATAAACACAAATGTGTACACATTCTAACAAATACTTGACAAGCAGTATGTATTCTGGTAGAATTTAGTATGCTTTAAATGTGCTTTTGCACACAAAGAGAATGGAAACACAATGAAAATAATTAGTTCATTAGAGACTATGGAATCAATAGTCAAAAAGAACAAGCAACTGTCTTGGGACGGTTGGACAGTGGTTGAGACCTTTCCATCAGAGAAGGCCTACTACTCAAAGTTTGGTGTTTATAATAATAATAAGTGGCAAATGAAAAAAGTTTTTATTCCTTCTAGTCAAGGATGGGAAATTCCTGATAAGTATGTGATCTAAATGAATAAGTATAAATGGAAAGATGATGCTGTTTGTTTAGATTATGATACAAATTTGTTTTTTGATAAATATGAAGACGACGAACTATTAAGACCAGCAATTGATGCACTATGTTCTTCCTGTCCAGTAAGAAAAGAATGTTTTTCTGTTGGAATTTCAGGCAAAGAGTGGGGTGTATGGGGCGGAGTGTATTTAGAAAACGGGGAAATATCTAAAGAGTTTGCCAGCCACAAGAGTAAAGATGACTGGGGAATGACATGGCAGTCATTAACGATGGAGTAACATGTACACAGATGCAATGAGAAGAGCGTTTAGATCTTTAGAAGCACCAAAAGATTTCTCTTTACAGATAATTGATAACGAACATTTCTTAACAGTAAAGGCTAAAGAAAAAGACTTTATGTCTTTGGAAACTGTTGAAATGAAAAGACAGGCAATAGAGTATATGATTCGTGTTAAGAAAGCCCTAGAAGATAATGGGGCGATAGTTCTTTTGGTAAGAGAAGGAGGAAAAGAGTTATGATAGAATCAATTCTTTTAGTTATATTATCAGTTTCAACAACAGTGCTTTCTTTTCTTTTTATTATGCAAAAAAATAAAAATAGAGAATTAATAAAAAATACATTAGAGTTTTTAATTCTTCAAGAAGAGCAGGGCAAGATGGTGAAAACAGATAAAGAAAAAGCCAATGAAGATTTTTTAAAATTTGTTTCAGATTCAAGAGACTGGGCCTACTCATATATTGAATCTGTTCAGGAAGAGATTAATAGTTTTATTACTCTTGTGGGTCCAGACATAGAGTACCTAGAGTCATATAAGCCTCCAATTATTTCAGAAGAAGCAACAGGCAGACTTATTGTTGGGTATAAAAATATAAAATCTCTGCTACCAGAGGACTATGGTAAAATAGATACATGATATCTTTCAAGTCATACAAAGATCTGGCAAACAGTGCTTTCTACTATTGCCACATTGTTGACTGTGAACTTGAAGCAGAAAAACTTTATAGCACAGAAACATCATTAAGAGATGTATGTTTAAAGCATTATAAAGAACTAACAGAAAAGGATTACGAATGAAAGATATTATATTATCAATACTAACAGGTTTTGGATGCGGTGTTGTATTTGCAGCATTCAAATTGCCAGTACCAGCACCACCAGTTTTTGCGGGAGTCGCAGGAATTATTGGTTTATGGATTGGTTTTACAGTACTAACAAAAGTTATATCCTAGGAGGAATAATATGAACACAGCACAACTAAAAGCAGCACTAGCATCTTACGGACGATCAGTCCTTGGAGCAGCGATTGCTCTTTACGCTTCAGGCGTGACAGATCCGAAGACACTTGCTTATTCATTGCTTGGAGCACTCGTGCCCGTTGCATTGAGAGCAGTCAACCCTAATGATACGGCGTTTGGCAAGTTGCCATCTGTCGAAGAGGTAGACACAGCAGTAAAGACTGCAAAGGTAGTCAAGAAGGCACCTGCTCGTAAGAAGGCAGCAGCAAAGAAGTAAGACAATAGATTAACAGGCTTGTTTTTTAGCAGGCCTGTTTTTCTGTTTTATTTTGGTTAACCATAATGATAATTCTTGGAGTAAACGAAACCTCTCATGATGCCTCTGTATCTTTAATCAAAGACGGAGAGATACTTTTTGCTGGACACTCTGAAAGATATAGCAAAAATAAAAATGACTGGTATATCAATGATAGTTTAATAAAAGATGCTTTGTCTTATGGGAAACCAGATCACATAGCCTACTATGAAAAGCCTCTCCTAAAGGCCTCCAGGCTGTTTTTAAGGGGTGGTTCTGGGGAGTGGAAGCCAAGGTTTGAAATAGAGGGAATACCAAGAAAATCTTTCGGACATCACTACTCTCATGCAGCAGCAGGATACTATACAAGTGATTTTAATGATGCTGTAATCGTGGTGCTAGATGCTATTGGGGAATACAACACTTCAACTATCTGGGTTGGAGAAGGTGAAAATATAAAATTAAAGTATAAGCAAAACTATCCTATTAGTTTTGGACTATTCTATTCTGCTTTTACTCAGTTAATTGGTCTTATGCCAAACCAAGAAGAATATATAATGATGGGTATGGCTGCATACGGAGACTGGACAAAATATTATAAAAAGGTTGATGAGTATTTCCCTTCATACACTAAACAAAAATATAACTTTCATAAGGGTATAACTGACTGGGGATGGATTGAGTCAGAGCAGGATAAGTTTGACATCGCAGCAGCAGTCCAGGTTGTTTATGAGCAAAGATTAAATGACTTTATGCGTATGGCAAAGTCTTTAACTGGAAAAAATAACCTAGTCTTTATGGGTGGTTGTGCTCTAAACTCTTCAGCCAATACCTTGCTATGGAAAATATTTGATATGATCTGGATTATGCCAAACCCAGGGGATGCTGGAAGTTCTTTAGGAGCAGCAGCAGCCTTATACGGAAAACACCTTGAATGGAAAACTCCTTATCTTGGTTATGATCTTGGAGGAGAGTATCCTGTTCAGCAA